CATTACCGAGAATGATAGAAAGTCCGCCGGTTCCTGCTGCACCCGGAGACCCCGGAGAGCCTTTGCTGCCGTCATACATTTTGGTAATGGAAATGGTGTCATAGACATCGGCATCATCTGTAAGGAGCTTGATTTGAGCGACATTATCGACGAATACGGTGTGCGCAGGCTTTACGACGAGCGTTCCACCCGTGATGCTGGTATTGTCGGAAGTTGTCGGATAATCTGCCCATGCACCAGAGCTGTTTTTATACTGCCACTTGGAAATGGAGACACCCTGAATCTGTGCTGTCAATGTTGCCTGAGAAGCACCAACGAGCGCAGAAGAAGCATTGTACTTGAATACATAGGTATCTGCTGTCACATAGGCGAGCTTTGCGTTCTCTGCATTGCGCACCAAAGTGTAGGTAATATCCGATGTGATATTGACCGTGTTCTTGGTCTCGGAATCGTAGTAGCTGATATAGCAGATGTAGGTAATCATCCCTGTGGAAGAGGCAGCCAGCACATTGCTGTTGACCTTCAGGATTCCTCCGGTAACTTTCTCATTAGAATTCAGTGCTGTCTCAGCGCCGCTTCCGTCCTTACGTTTCCATGTGATAGTCAGACCAGAGGAGTTGAGTGCAACATTGGTCTGGTCAAGGAAAACGACCGGCGTAAGTGTAAGATTTGTGCTGGCCCAGCTTGGTGCGTAGGTGTGCGGCAGCACATTCGGGTTTTCACTCTGCGTCTTAGGCAGATTGGAAGTGATATAAGCCGACAGCTTTCGTTGGTCTGTAATGTCCACGAAGGTCTGCTGGCTGGAAGTTAAGATTGTAGGCATTTTCTGGCCCTCCTTTATACAGATACTTCACAGTAGAAGGATGCGTTATCTTGCACATCCTCTGTGGTTATGATGATTGATTTCATTCCAGTGTGGGTGGAATCCCACTGTGCATCCGACTCTTCATTACCGGATTTCCTATGCCAGACAAAAGCAGAATCCGGAAGAGTTGTAGTGATATCCTTATCCCATGAGTACACCTTGCAGGAAAGACGACTATTCTGGCCCTTGTCCTTAAAGATGCTGATGCCATCCACGATGAGCTCCGTGCGGTACATCTTAGAAGCAGCGATGCCATCCACCTTACCGGAAATACCCTCAATAGTAGCAGTCTGACCGAGCAGTTCATCCTCGATGGCTGTAAGGTCTTCATTTTGCTTTGCGGAAATCGTAGTAAGCTTGATACCGCTGGCCCCAATGGTGATGGTGTTGCCAGAAGGATTTAAGTAATCTACGGTCTTGCTCATGCAGGCGTAGCGCCCATCAATGCCATGAGGCGGAGACAGGCAGTCCACAAATTGTCTGGCGTGGATGCTGCCGATATCTGCTCCGGTGTCTGATTCGTCTACAATGGTCAGCTCCATGCTTGTGATACCGGCGATAAGTTCTGCCAGACGAGCATTGGCTTTGCGGAGCAGGTTTCCCGGAAGCGTGACATTTTCCCAGACTTCTGTTGTCCATATCCATCCGATTTCTTTTACAGTGGCATCATCGTAGATATAATTTTGACCACCATTTACAGAAGTGATGTCGATACGTTCATCGGATTCGACCTCGTTTCCTTCTTCATCGGTGGTCTTTTTCTTAGCCCCAAGTGGGATGAGAGCTGTGATGCGCTCGGTATGGTCACGGGTGATTTTGACATCCATGAGGTTTTTGCCATATTCCACAGTCTGGATAGAATGTACATTGAACTCAGCAAGGTAATCCAGAACCTTCCCGGAATCTGTGTAACGGACCATCAAGTAGCCGCCATGTGTATTGATGAGCTTACTTTTGATGGCATCCAGCGTGCAGGAATACTCAGAATTGCTGTAGCTGATATAGTCATTATTGTCCGTGACTGTGATATTCCCCAGTTTGAAACGTTTCTTTTCTTCAACGGCCTTATTGTGCACGGACAGGAAATACTCCAACATACCTTTGAGGGTCCCCTTATAGGAGAAGGGCGGCTGCTGACTATCCTTGAGATAGGCCAGAGCCGACTCACAGGTCCAAGTATGCGTATTGTAAAAATCACTGCCGTCATTTAGAGCACGGCCTTCAAATACGGTGTTGTCACCCTTTTTGCAAACAATGGTGGATGCCATCGGGTAAATGGAATCCAGATAGGGATGATTAAAAGGGGCAGATAGTGTCAGGCTATCGATGTTCTCTGCGTCCTCGGTCATCTTTGCTTCTGTAATAGCAAGCTGAGAAAGCTGCGGATGATAGAAAAGCTGACCATCAACATATATACGAAAGATACTCATAGGCGGCCCTCCCTGAAGCGGAAGGTCGTCGTACCGGTTCCTTTGATGGTGACGGTATTTCTGCCAGCTTGTAATTCAAATTCTGGAAGCGTCCAAGTGCCAGCACTGAGAGACTTTCTAAAAGTATCGCCGCTGATGCTCCAGCTAAGAGCTGTTTCTGCCGTGGTCGTGATAATAGGGACCACAGGCATAAAGTCATTTTCGATGATAAGAGTACCGGAACCAGTCAGATTAACAACCGTCTCATCAACGTGGTAACGATAGGAGTCGGCATCTTCACTGGAAATTACCAGCTGACCTTTTCCGGAGATATGGTCATATTCAGAGGTAATCTCCAAAGTTCCAATGGCATAAAGCTCAGGTTCTTCGCTGGTCGATACCTTTACGAGTTGACCGTCATAGCGGTTTGCCATTTCAGCAACCATCTGGTCATATTTTGTTCTGGTTCCCAGCATGGAAAATGTCAAAGAAAAGCTCCGAGGCTGATACGATACACGCCCCAGAGCTTCTGTATAACGAATGGGAGAATTCCTTCCCGGCACCACAATCGTATTGGTCTGCGACTGCGGCACGGGAAAGGAGATAGTTTCTCGGAGCCAGCCCATGCCAGCGACTGATGCTCCGTTTAATTTGATTTCAGGTGTCATAGACTGAGCCTCCTTTGTAATTTTTGTGCTTTACCAAGCTCACCGTCGATTGCCGGGAGCAGGTGTCCAACCAGTGTACCGTCCTCAAGGTAGATGCCCTTGCTGGAATTATCTGCGATGACCGCCAGATATTTTTCCATTGCACTGGTATTGAGATGACTAGAAATCATCGCTTCCAGCTGCTTGTAGAAACCGGCCAGAGGAAGGATTGCTTCTGCACCGGCCTCACCACCAGCCATCAAGGAAGAACCATTCATACCAAAGATGGTAGGGCTGGTCATGATACCACCTTCCTTGTACCAATCGATAGAAAGATGAGGAACAGAAGGTGGAGCAATGGAAAGTTTACCGGATACTCTAAAATGTGGCAGCTTAATGTGCGGCAGCGAAATCTTCATGCCAGAGAAAAAACCCTTGATGGCATCCACCACCCCTTTGACCTTGTTCTTTGCGGCCTCGATAGGAGTAGTGATAGCAGATTTTATGCCGTTCCATACCGAGGTGGCGGTCGATTTGATTCCATTAAAGATACTGGTGACAGTGCTCTTTACAGAATTAAATACAGTAGTGACAGTATTTTTGATTACGTTGACCGGAGTAGTGACTGCAGTTTTCACCGCATTCCATACGGTAGTCGCAGTGCTCTTGATAGCATTGAATACCGTCGTTACGACAGATTTGATGGCATTGACGACTGTGGTCACCACCGTTTTTATCGCATTCCATACGGTAGTAAATACGGTCTTGATGGCATTCATCACGGTGCTGATAACGGACGCCACTGCATTGATGACTGTTGTCACCTTGGATTTAATAGAATCCCAGACTGTGATGATGATTTCTTTACAGTTCTCCCAGATAAAACAGAATGGGAGAGTGATGATATCAACCGCAGCTTCCAGAATAGAGCCAATCAGCATGATGCCAGTCTGGACGATGTTTTTGATGGTCTCCCAGATTCCAGTGAAGAAGGAGACGATGCCATTCCAGATTCCTTCAAAGAAGGTCTTTATATTGGTCCAGACCTCATTCCAGCTAGTGCCAAACCAGCCGAGGACAACGTCAGCAACACCCTTGATAACATTCAGGATATTGGTGAAGAAGCTGCTGATTCCGTTCCAGATGGAAGAAAAGATTTCCTTCACTCCAGTCCATGCTTGGGACCAGTTTCCGGTAAAGATGCCGATAAAGACATCAAGGATACCGGTGATGACACCAGTCACAGTGGAGAGAATATTGGCGATGTGATTAAACACTCCTTCAAAGACAGGAGCGAGAATCTGACAAAATCCATCCCAGACGGTTTTTAGTACATCCACGATATCTGTGAACTGAAATCCCAGCGCATTCAGTCTGTCCACGATTCCTTGACAGAAGCCAGAAATGGTATCTTTGATACGAGTCCATGTTCCGATAATGGCATCACGGAATCCTTCGTTGGTCCTCCAAAGGTGAACAAAGGCAGCCACCAGAACAGCGATGACTGCAACAACTGCCAACACGGGAGCAGATACACCACCAAGTGCAGCGCCCAGCTTACCGAGCACACCAGTTCCACCTTGGATTGCGACTTTCAGTTTGCTGACACCATTGGCCAGTTTTACGAATCCCTGCATCGCCACACCAATTTTCGATATGGTCGTTCCGATGATGATTAGTAGCGGTCCGATGGAGGCGACCAAAAGAGCAATGGTAACAATGGTCCTCTTAGTACCTTCATCCATGCCGTTTAGCTTGTCCACGAAGCCTTGGAGCTTCGAGACGATAGAACGGATGGCAGGCATCAGAATATCACCAAAGGAAATGGCAAGCTCCTGAAGCTGTGATTTTAAGATAGTGAGCTGACCGGCAAGATTGTCCTGCATGGTCATAGCCATCTTTTCTGCAGAACCGTCACAGTTATCGATTGCAGAGGATAGCTTCTCGATATCGCCCTCGCCAGCATTCATCAGAGCGAGGAAGCCAGACATGGCATTCTTACCGACAAGGGATTCTGCAGCTTGTGCCTTTTCAGATTCCGTTAGGTTTCCGAAAGCAGAACGACAGTCAGCCAAAATATCGGAAAGGTCACGCATGGAACCATCCGCATTGGTGGTGGCGATAGTGACATCTCCGATAGCCTTACCACTGATTTTTACATCGCCGGCAAGTTTATTCATGATAGTACGAAGGGCGGTACCAGCTTGAGAAGATTTGATACCGGCATTTGCCATAAGACCGATAGCCTCAGCAGTATCCTCAGCAGAGAAACCAAGCGCACCAGCGATAGGAGCACAGTATTTGAAGGTTTCACCCATCATGGATACATTTGTATTTGCATTGGAAGATGCTGCAGCGAGGATGTCTGCAAAATGACCGGAGTCTTTTGCAGAAAGTCCGAAAGCAGTAAGGGCATCGGTCACGATGTCAGATGTGGTTGCAAGGTCCTCGCCAGAGGCAGCAGCCAAGTTCATGACACCTTCGATACCGCCAAGCATATCCTCCGTTTTTCATCCAGCCATCGCCATGTAGTTCATAGCTTCAGCAGCCTCGGTAGCAGAGAACTTGGTCTTGGAGCCCATCTCACGAGCTTTGTTACGAAGGTCGTCAAAGTCCTTACCCGTAGCACCAGAAACAGCAGCCACCTGACTCATAGCAGAGTCAAAGTCAGCTGCTGTTTTTACTGCGGCGACACCAACACCACCAATTACGGTGGTCACGCCCATCATCTTTTTACCAGCGCCAGCGATGGAGTTACCAACGGCCTCCATCTTCTGGCCAGCTACATCTATTTTAGAAAGCGCAGTGCTTGTAGTGGCAGCTTCCTGCTGCAGGCGTCGTAATTCTTCCTCGGTCTCTACGATTTCACGCTGGAGAGCGTCATATTTGTCCTGACCGAGTTCGCCGTTTTCCAGCTGTTGTTTCGCCTGCTCCTGTGCTACCTTGAGGGAATCCAACTTTTCTTTTGTGGCTCCGATGGCATCTTTTAAGAGTCGTTGCTTCTGAGAGAGTAGCTCCGTATTGGAAGGGTCCAGCTTCAAGAGGCGGTTGACGTCCTTCAGGGCAGACTGTGTGGATTTGATTGAAGTATTGACCGACTTTAAGGCTTTATCTAGTCCGGTCGTATCACCACCGATTTCAACAGTGATACCTTTGATTCGGTTTGCCACGTGTACGTCACCTCCTTAGAATTTATCGAAGTCCTCCTGTGTTGCAATTTGCTGGTATTTCACATCGTCGTTTGCCTTTTCCGTCCAGATGTCCATCACCATTCCGATGGTCAGAAGGTCAAGGTCTCGGATAGAGATACCGATTTCTATGCAACGCAGGAGGAACAACGGTGTGGTCATTTCCCTGCTACTGCGATGAAGTTTTTTTTAGATTCGATTTCGGTCTGAAGATTCATGCCCCAGAGTTCGAGGATTTCAGGAAGCACCTCGTAGATGGAGAACATCTCGAATTCATCCAGCCAGTCCTCGATGGTGGCAGGGATGCTGTGGTCTGCATGGTAGGCCATGATATAGGCCACGTTCTCGAAAATCTCCAAGTCCTCAATCTCGAAGGAGGAACCATCATCCGAGTTGCCTTTGTAGGAAGACTCAAGACGTGAGAGGTCCTTGAAGATATCACGCTTGAACTTCATACGATAGAGTCTGGGGATAGTGGCGGAGGAACGGAAGTTGACCTGTTTATCACCGATAGCGATTGTTTTTTCTAACATGTCTTGCGTCCTCCTTATCCTTCTGTCTTAGGTACCGGCACATAGACCTGTTGATACCAATTCTTGTAGGTTTCTGCATCAGTTTCGTCACCAGTGCGGCTCTTTACAAGGCCATCTTCTCTAGGGTCAGCAGTAAGCGTGAGCTTCTCCTTACCCGGTTCGATGGTATCTTCCTTGGTCTCAGATTCGATGGACGGACGAGAAGAAGTGCAGTTATAGAGCACATGACGGATGCTTCTGACATCGCCATCAAACTCGAAGAGCAATGCGAACTTCTCAAGCTCGGTGATGTTTGCTTTCTCAATAAGCACGCCATTGTTGTCCAGTTCTTCTTTCAGGATTTCTGTACGGAACCATTCAGGAATAAGTGCGATTTCCAAATCACCGCTGTAACCGTTGTTTGCAGTGGAACGGAAATATACAATACCGTCAGCATAGAATGGAGAGCTATCACCCTCGGCATCCAAGCTGAGACTGACTGCGCCGGGGATAGCTTTCGGCTTTGCGTAGGTAAAGGAGCCGTCCTCGCCACGAGTGAGCTTGGCGGCATGAACATTTTTCAGGTTATATTTGACTTTATTACCCATGTTGATTAAACCTCCATTTCAAATGTGTAGAGGACTTCATAGAGCTTTTCGCTCTCAATCCAGACCTCTGTTTTGTTATAAAAAATGCCGTGCTCATCAAGCACAGCTTCCAGTGTTGCTTCCAATGCCGGGTCCTTAC